CCTAAAGGAGAATAACAAATGAAGAATCATACACGACCAGAAAAGAAGTTTAGCCAGAAGAGATACATAACCTTAACAAAGGATGATACAGTAAAGGTTTTAGATTTGTATAACGCAATCAACAACATGTTGAATGACGTAGGCGAGACACTAGATGTAGATCTCAGTGCACTAAGAGACATTAGACACAAGAGCAATGAGATAGACCACCTCTTTAACTTCAGAGCTAAGGTTCAAGATAACGGGGACGTATGGAGTTGGGCTGATAGTGTACTACCAGATGATGACAAGGCGTATTACTACCATGAGACAGACTAATAG